ACGTAAACTCTTGTTTATAAGTGGTACAGAGGATATCTCGCTCATTTAAAGATATTAGTTTATCTTTTGATGTACATCCAATTACAAAGGATCTTTTAGTGCTGAGGGATGCCGATGCAATTAAAAGATCCATTCGTAATTTAGTACAAACAATACCTACTGAACGATTTTTTAATCCTACCTTTGGATCAGAAGTCAGAACAAGTCTCTTTGAATTTGTTGATTTTGGTACAGCCTCTGTTGTTCGTCAACAGATTGAAATTGCAATTTCAAATTATGAACCAAGAGTCGAAAATGTACGAGTTGAAGTGAATCCTCAACCAAATAATAATACCTTTGATATTTCAGTTTACTTCGATATTATTGGACAAGAATTTCCAACACAAGAATTCAACTACATTTTAGAGGCAACAAGATAAAATGCCTTTCACTAAATTTACAAATCTAGATTTTGATCAAATAAAGACATCCATCAAGGATTATCTCCGTGCGAACTCTACATTTACGGACTATGACTTCGAAGGATCTAATTTCTCTGTCTTAATCGATACTCTTGCATATAACACATATATCACGGCATTTAACTCGAACATGATCGTGAATGAGTCATTTTTAGACTCAGCCACTGTTAGAGAAAATGTTGTTTCTCTTGCAAGAAATATTGGATATGTTCCGAGATCTAAAACCGCAGCAAAAGCAGAAATATCATTTTCAATACAGACAGCAAGTACAGAAGCACAACTTATTTTAAAGGCAGGATTAGTTTGTGTTGGTAATGTAGATAATACTTCTTACGTTTTTTCAATTCCAGAAGATATTAGTAAACCAATTATTGGTGGAGTCGCAACATTCAGTAATATTGAAGTCTATCAAGGTGTTTATTTAACAAGGCAATTTGAAGTTAATTCTGCTCTCAATCAGAGATATATCTTAGATAATTCAAATATTGATACTGATACAATTGTTGTTAAAGTCGGAACACGTGAATATAAAAGAGTCGATAATATTCTTAATCTAGATAAAAATTCTGAAATTTATCTTATTCAAGAAATAGCAGATGAAAAATATGAACTTTTATTTGGTGATGGTATTCTTGGAAAGAAATTGGAAAATGGACAAACTGTAAGGGTAAGTTATATTACTACGGATGGTAAAGATGGTAATGGACCATCTTTGTTCTCATATTCTGGAACAACAGTAGACTCTCTCGATCGAGTTGTTTATCCATCATCAACAGTTTCAATAACAACAGTTCAAAGAGCACAAAATGGTGGTGATATTGAATCTATTGAATCTGTAAAGTATTTTGCACCACGTGTCTATGCTTCACAGTATAGAGCAGTCACTTCACGTGATTATGAGGCGATTATTCAGTCTATTTGGCCAGATACAGAATCAGTCTCTGTTGTTGGTGGGGAAGAGTTAAATCCACCAGAATATGGAAATGTTTTGATTAGTATTAAACCAAAAAATGGAAATTCAATATCAGATTTCATAAAAAATAAAATTTTAAGTGATCTTAAACAATATTCTGTTTCTGGAATTAATCAAAAAATTGTCGATCTTAAATTACTATATGTTGAAATTGAAAGTTTTGTCTATTATAACTCATCACAGACATCAAATGTGCAAGAGTTAAGAAGTAGAATTGTATCAAGTCTTGAACAGTATTCAAAATCTATTGATTTAAATAAATTTGGAGGTAGATTTAAGTATAGTAAAACATTACAATTGATTGATAATGTGGACACTGCGATTACTTCCAATATTACTAGAGTTAAGATGAGAAGAAATATGAATTGCATATTAAATACATTTGCACAGTATGAAATATGTTTTGGTAATAAGTTCCATAAAAACATTGGGGGATATACAATAAAAAGTTCTGGATTTAAACTTGCCGAAGATCCAGATACAGTATTTTTTGTAGATGTTCCAACCGCAAATAGTAATATTGGAACTCTTTCTATTGTAAAACCAACCGATGACTTGTCAACATATCGTGTGGTTAGAAAATCTATTGGAACCGTAGATTATGAAAAAGGTGAAATCATCGTCAATACCATAAATGTTGTCTCAACTGAATTAGAAAACGGAGTGGTTGAAATTCAGGCATATCCAGAATCCAATGATGTTATCGGATTAAAAGATCTTTATCTTGTTTTTGATGTTTCGAAAAGCGCCATAAATATGGTAAAGGATACTATTTCATCTGGTGAGCAAATATCTGGCGTAGACTTTTTAGTAACTTCAAGCTATTCTAACGGAAAAATAACGAGGTAATATGATCACAACTGGTTTTGACGCAAGAGTTAAAGTACAGCAAATTATTGAAAATCAGTTACCAGAATATGTTATATCAGAAAATCCAAAGGCGTCGGAATTTTTAAAGCAATATTATATTTCTCAGGAATATCAGGGTGGTCCTATTGATATTGCTGAGAATCTAGATCAATATATCAATTTAAACAATTTAACACCAGAGGTAATTGCTGGTGTAACTAGTACATCTTCAGATATTAGTTCAACAGATACAACGATTGTCGTAAATTCTACAAAAGGATTTCCAAATCAGTATGGTCTTTTAAAAATTGATGATGAAATCATCACATATACGGGAATTACTACAAATAGTTTTACTGGATGTGTTCGTGGATTTAGTGGTATTACAACGTATAGAAATCAAACAAATCCGGAAGAACTTATATTTTCAAGTACCTTAGCAGAATCTCATCTAGCAAATAAAAAGGTTGAAAATTTAAGTGTTCTATTTTTAAAAGAATTTTATAAAAAAATAAAATATTCATTTGCATCTGGATTTGAAAATTTAGATTTTGTTCCTCAACTTAATGTTAATAATTTTATTAAAGAAATTAAAACGTTTTATCAATCAAAAGGAACTGATGAAGCCTTTAAAATTCTTTTTAAAGTATTGTATGGTGTAAATCCTAGAATTTTAAACCTTGAAAGCTTCTTAATTAAACCATCTCAGAGTGAATTTATTAGAAGAGAAATATTAGTAACTGAAAGAATATCAGGTGATCCTAATAGATTAGTTGGACAAGTAGTAAAAAGATATGATGATTCTGCCTCTGGACCAGTGTCTGAGGTTGAACTAATTAGTAGAAATAATAGAATTTATTATAAATTACAACTATTTGCTGGATTTAATCAACAAAGTTTGATTGAGGGTCAATTTAATATTACTGGTAAAACTAAAACAATAGGACAAGTTTCAATCGGATCCTCTATTATTACCGTTGACTCTACAATAGGATTTCCAGAATCTGGAATTCTCTATTCTGGAGACAACATTATTACTTATACTGAAAAGTCAATAAATCAATTTTTTGGTTGTTCTGGTGTTAGTGATACAATAAGTTCGGCATCAGAAATTAGGTCTAACGATATAATCTACGGTTATGAAGATGGGGATTTAACTAAAAAAGTTGAATTAAGAGTTACTGGTGTTCTTTCTGAAATAGAAGACCAGAAGGATCTTTTCCTCTTATCTGAGGGTGATTCAGTATCAGTAAAAAGTATTGGAGAAAAAATAAAAAATCCAGATGGCATAAAAACATATAAGCAAGAATTATTTAATTCTTGGATTTATAATACAAGTTCTAGATATGAAATTAGTAGTTTTTCAAATAATGTTCTGACATTATTTGAAAATCCAGATAAATCAAGTTTGAAAGTTGGAGATATTGTAGACGTACTTGATAGAAACTCAGAGAATATTATTCTAGGAGATGCGGTTGTTCTCTCTATCAATTCAAATTTGGTGTCTTTGAATTCCAATATAACTGGTGTAAATTCTTCACGTAGATTAAGTATTAGGAGAAAGCTAAAATATGCTACAAGTTCAGGAATTCCATTAAAATACTCCAACATAACATCAAACGTTCAGAATACATATATTTCTAAGGATCAAAAGACAATATCAGTTGCTGGTAATTCTTTACCTGATTATGTTGTTGATATTGGTTATACTAGATCTAGTTTATCAATAACATCATCTTCTAATTTAACAACCATATTCCAGGGATATGATCCTAGTGATTTTACATATTCAATAATTTCATTTGATACTGATGTTCCATTTATAAATGGCGATGCGGTCGTTTATACTGGATCTAATTTACCACTTACAAACTTAACATTTGGTACAACTTACTACATTGAAATATTACCAGATGGTACTTCTAGAAACAGAGTAAGATTATATAATTCTAGATCATTTATTGGAACTAATAATTATGTCAGATTTGAACTTGAAAATACAGTAGGTCAACATGATTTTACATTAGCATCTCAAAGTGGAAAGATTATAGAACCTAAAAA